TGGCATAATCATCTAGGGCATTACCTAGAGCGCCGTTTCCAGCTGCAATATCAGCTACATCAATCTCTAGCTCATCTAGATTAACCAGCATGTCATCAGTGACTTCGCCAGTAGCCGCATTTACGGTGGTTGCATCAGTACCTAAAAGATCGGCTGTTGTAGATACGTCATATGTAATATCATCTGGTTTGTCGGGAACATCATCCACAGTCGAAACATCATCAACTGTAAAGACATCCATATCAGGATCGTCTCCCAGCTGATAATTTGGATTGTTGGGATCGAGAACAGTTCCTTCAGCGTTTGGATCGACTAAGGTGATTAGATCCTGTACGGTCATGTTTCTTGCCTTAAGAAACGCCTCTGGATCATTCATCATTTCTTCTATTTCTTCGTTGGATTCAACGATCCCAGCTTTCTTAGCGTACTCTAGAATTTTATCAGGTGTGAGCGGATTTTCAGAGCTTGTTGTAGAGCCTGATCCGCCACTAGAACTACCACCTCCATCTCCACCAATCTCATTGGCGGTCAATGGCTGCGTAGTATAGTTTCTAACAACCTTAGTAATCTGCCCATCATCATTCTTTTCAACAATCATGTTGTTTTCATAATGATAATTAGGATTAGAAGCGACAATCTGATCTATGTGGTTTTGCTGTTCCTGCTCCCTGTTTTTATTAGTGTTTGAAAATCTGTCTGCAAAACTCAGGCCCGTATCTTTGTTATAATTTTGGTCTGGATCGACGTAATTATTTTCTCGCTCACCTTTTTCATTAAAGGTGGCAGATCTATCGAATACAGACCCTTCCGTTGAAAACGTACTGCCAGATTTCCCTGCTCCACCGCCATCGAACATATCGCCAATATCTTTAAATCCAAACAAACCCATCAGATTTTATCCTTTTCTTCTTCGCAGCGGCGAATACGATCGCGCAGATAGATATATCCCTTCACAGTCTCATCAATCGCCGTATATTCTGGCGGGAGACTGTCTAATTCGTTAGCTAGTTGTTCGTTAAAACGGTCATCATACTGCTTTATCTGGGGGCAGTATATTTCAAGCTTCGTTTTATAGACCGTTTGAGCGCAACCTGTCAGTAATAGACTTACGATCAGTAAGGGTATCAGTTTCATGCTCTGCCACATTTTTATAAAAATCGGACACTTTTTCCTGTGTCTTTAACTCTTCTTTTAAGAGCTTTCGTTTTTGCGTCTCAGCGCCTTTCAATCTACCAAATACATATATAATTGGTATGGTTACAGCTAAGGCCGCTATAATGTATTCCTTAATTCGACCGAAGATAAACACTAATGAACACCTTCGTTATGGTCTTTTACTCGCGCATACGCTGCCAAACATATTCCTGCGATCGCACACACTAAAAACACAATCTTTAAACTGTCTGCGTATGCAACCAGTCCTTGGAGCTGCCCAGAGACCTCGTTAAGAGCGGTAGCTGCTCCAGCTATACCTACCCCTGCCATTGTCTTACTCTTAGCCAGCGGCTTCGGTGCGGCTGCTACGGGCTTTTGCACCATTTCTGGGCCACCCTCATCGCTAGGAAGTTGCGCATCTCTGCTAAAGATTGCTGCCTCAGCTGCACGGCGTCTAGTTAAACCTCTCAAAGGCTGTAGAACACCATCAACTCTAGCCTTGTTCCAGCGCATGATTTGCTCTGGACACTCCTCATACAAGCCTAAGTTCAACTTTTTAAGGAGTGTACTACTCTTAAAGTTACCTCCGCCTAGGTTAAATACAAATGATACTAGAGCATCGTATTGACCTTGGCTTAGCGGGACATTTACATACTTCTTAACGATTTTACCGTGCTCAACGATATCCTCGATAAGAAGGCGTTCTGCCTCTTCAACAGTAATCTTTTGACCTGATCTGACGCCTTTGCAGCTGCCATAGCCTATCGTCCATTTTCCAGCGGGGCATCTATAAGAATGTACTAAGCCATCATCCTGTAGTTTATGTAGGCCTTCAAACTTCTTTATAAGCTCTATAGCTTCTTGGGATACTTTTTCTGGATGCATGTTAACTCCTATGCTGCCCGATATCTCTGTGCATCAGCAGCTATGTTTAGAAGATCATACGATTTATTGCCTATGACCTGACCTTGCGGAGTAAAGTAAGTTTCGCTCAACATTCCTTGAGGGGTCATGTTACGATTTACGATTGATCCATTTGCCGTTATCTGGTTTTTCAGAAGGCGTCCCTGCTGATCAAAGGCATTTACAATCCCTTGATATTGCTGACGAGCTGAGTCACTTAACATACTACTTTGGTCTTGCAGCATGGTGCGAACATCGTTCACGGTCTGAGCATAATTGTTCTGCATAAGACCCGCTGTTGAGTCAAAACCTTGTTGGGTTAGATCTTGAATATTTGAAAACCCTTGTTGGTTTGCTCTCTGTATATCCGCAAGGCTAGTAGTCATACTACCAAGAACATTCCCGTTAGCATCCAGTTTTGTTTGTAAAAGGTTGCCTTGAGCGTCTAGAGTATTCTGAATAGTGTTTCCTTGTGCATCAACCGTGTTTTCAATTAGGTTACCTTGAGCATCGAATGCGCTCATTGCTTCCTTACTTACTTGTCCTTGACCCGCAATGATCTTGTCAGTCATACTTTGCTGACCCGCTCCTAGAACATTAGTCATTCGCCCTAGGTCACGCGCCACATCGCCAGCCATATTGGTCATGCCTGTCTGCATTGCTGCCCTAGCATCGTCAGCCCGTGTAACGTCTTCACCATATCTGGATACATAGTCATCAAATGATGATTGGAACCCTTCTTGACCAGCCTTTAACTCGCCCTGAGTAGCAGAAAGATCTCCGTAGTATGTGTCTTGATTAGACGAGAGATCGCTTAAGTCTTCCGCAAGCGTTCCTTGACCCGCCATTACACGATCCCCTTGACCCGTAATGTTCTCGTCTATGGTATTAAATGCGCTGTTCAAAGCAGTGTTTTGAGCATCAAACGCGCTACCTGTTGCTCCAAATCCCGCATCAACCGCACTTTGAACGCCGCCCACACTATTGTCTAATGTATCAAAGCGCCCTGTCGCATCTGCAAACCCTTGATCCACGTTTCCTGACAACGTACTTATGTCTCCACGGGTATCCGCAATGCCTTGTCCAAGAGTACCTTGACCAGATATAATATCTGACTGTCCTGTTTGTAATCCACCAATACCAGTAGACAATCCACTTAGAGAATTTCCTACATTAGCACCCAGCATGTCTATTGCGCCGTATAATCCAGAACCATAATCATCACCGGATCCTGCAAAACCAATTTGCTCCCCTAGCGTATTTTGACCAGTTTTAAGGCCACTAATTCCCAAGTTAGCTGTCCCAAGATCTTGGATGAGGCTATCGATATCTACACCTTGACCTTCTAGGGTTGCTCCAAGAGCCTCCATATTTACCCCACCAGCTGCGAGACGGGCAACCAGATCATCGTATTGCGCATCTCCTAAGCCTGTATAGGTGGTGTTATAAGTTTTTTTACTTCCGCCGCACATTCTAACATTCCTTTGCAGTTATATAGCCAATTTTATCGTAACCGTTTCTGAGTAAGAACTTCTCGTACCCACTTGTTGCGGTGCCTGATGAAGTGGCTACACAAACTTCGATAGCACCTTTTCGTTTTGCCCAAGCTTCAAATTGGGCGAATAAGATTTTTAAAGAGTGAAAGGCATATTTACGCTTATTTGGCTTGATATATACGCCTAGATCACTAGCGCCTATTTTATCGGAGAAATAAAATTCTCCCACAGTACCCATCATATATCCAATAAGCTTTGTATTTTCTTCTACGACCCAGCAAAACATTTCGTCGTTAATTGCAGACAGTACCAAGCCCATTATTTTCTTTTCAGAAAATCCTTGATTTTTCGCTAAGCATGTTTGCTGGAATGTTTTGCAAAGTTTGATGACTTGAAGAGCGTCTTCTATCTTTACGGGTCTAATCTTAATATTCATTGTTACATTAGATATTACATTAATTATACCACCAATGCAAGCTTTATGTAATATGTTCTAGACGATTTTCTAAGTCTTCTATTCTATAAGTTGCTTCTTGTAGAGCCGCCCAAAGAAGTGGGACCAAAGCCCCATAATCTACTGTTTGGTAAACGGGATTTCTTGCATCATCGACCCGATCTTTTTTACCTGTAACGGCGTATGCAGCAACTTTTTGAAGCTCATGTGCAAGAAACATATCTCTCTCAAATAACTCATCATGCTTAATACCCGTCTTAGGCTTTACGGACATTATCTTTTCTAGGGGTCTCTCGACTTCCCCGTGAATTGTCTTTGCGCGATAGTCGGAAGTTGTGTTGAATGCTGTAGCTGAAACAGAGGAGTCAAATGTACCCGTCCCAACAACAGATAAATTCCCGCCTATAGAAGCTCCTCCAGAAGTAAATAGATTTAACCACTTTTTGTTGGTTGTACCTAAACCATAGGTGTCCGTATCTGCGAGATCTGGAACAATGGCGCTTTCTGATTTATTTATATGGACTAAAGGGTGCCATACTGCTGCTCCTGCTGTATTATCTACACAAATATGCAATCTATCAGTAGATGTATTTACCCAAATACTTCCAACAGTATATCCGTCAGCTGAGTCATCCCCCGTAGTAGGATCAGTTGTGGCTGTATTGTTATTTTTCCCGCCAACTCCCCCATTAGCTGCTGGAAGATATCCACTCACAGATGAATTAAGAGGGATTTTAGGGCCATCTCCAGTAGCGCCTGTATGCGTATGACCTGTAGTTCCATCAAACGCACTTAAGAGCTGATTAAATTCATTATTAAGAGAGCTAGCTGTAATATCCAAAGACGGTTGAATAGCACTAGCTGATTGTCTGGTGTAACCTGCCATTTATCTTCTTCCTGCTTTACTATATTCCAAAACCAACCCTTGGATTGTGTATGGATCAAATATGCCATCAGTCACGAATGTAGCTTGAACACTAAATCCACTACCTTGAATGTCATTGACCATTACAGGCTTACTGGTGCCATCGTATTTAACATTATCTCCGCCGTAGGTTATGTTTCGACCTCCATAAACAACCGGAGCACCTGTAGATGTCTGAGTGTAATCCGCTGGTTTTGGAGTGTCCGGATCTGACCAATCGTACTGAAGGACGAGGTTTAACGTAAATGGTCCTTCGGCACGAATAAACGTATTCATCTTATGTATGGTTTTACGGATCTCCGTATCTCCCATATCTAAGTAGGGAGTACTGTACAAAGCAATTATATTTTGACCCGCAAGACTATTTCCATTTTCTTGGCGATATACCTTGCCATCATATCCACCATGTAGAATATATTCTGTTGCCCCGATAAATTCAGAAGTTACCACAGCAGCTTTAAATCCCAGCAACTCAGAATATTCCCATTCAATTGAGCCGCCTTTAAACACAATTCCGCCTAAAATACCTTTGCCTTCTCCGGAGCTTCCTCCAAAAAAATATCGGACTTGAGATTTAGATCTAACTACACAAGAACTTAGTGTACTCAAATCTTCACTTTTAATGATATCAATTAGCTTACCCTGTATAGGTCTAGAGATAGACTCTAGTTCCACATCCCCAATTCTTGATGTTCCTGCACAAGGCCGTAATCCATCCGGAGCTAGAAAA